CAGCTGCCAGCGCTTGAGACTGGTCGTTGCCAGCAGCACCTGGCGAAGCTCGCGGCTGTGCGTTGCGGCATAGCGGTTGATCTGCTGGACGCTGGCCTGGCTGAACAGATCGACCAGTGCGCCGGCCGACTTGCCGTAGCGCTCGAAGTGACGCAGCTTCACCGGCAGGATCTGCACGTCGCGCCCCATCACCTCGACGGTGACCGGCTCAGGAAACAGGATTTGCAACTCGCTCATGCAAAACTCCGGGCAACAAAAAACCCGCCGAAGCGGGTTGTGGTAGTTTTTCTGCCTGCCTAACAGGCAACAGGAACTTTTATAATTTCAGAACGTCCGCGACGGCTGCCGTTTTTCATCACCGTGCTGCTGTTTATTCTGCGCTCAACCATCTTTATGCACGGCTGCGCAGGCGCGGCCGATCGTCTTACTGGCGCCTCTCTCTGTGCCGGACTTTCAATAGGCAGCGTTCTCTGTTGCGGCTGGCCAACTACTGTCAGTTCTTTTGCTTGGAGGCTGGCTGCACGCGGCCTGCTCGGGTCAGCCATCTGTACCGGCGCGCTACTCCCGCTGATAGTCGGATTGTGCGCGCGCACAGCGCCATCCGCGACGCTGCCGCTAGGACAGTTTGCATTCTGCGTAAAAGTGACGCGGCCTTGCGAGTCGACGCACTTAGAAATACTGGCAGCGCTGGCTTGCACCGACAGCAGAGCGATCAGAATGAAGCCAAGACTTCGCATATGGTTCCCTCCCATTGATGAGGGAAATCTACCACGACGCACGCGCCAAAGCCCACCGATCCGATGGGCTTGGACTCGGGCGCTTAGGCGATGGTGTCCATCTCGATCTTGAAGAACTGGGACAGACCAGCGCCGACGATGCTGGTATCAATCAGGACTTCCCCGGTGATCTCCAGCGCGCCGAACTCATCACCGATGAAGCCGAGGCCCTGAGCGGCGCCGATCTTGGCGCGGTGCACGGTCACGGTCACGGTCTTGCCGGTGGCAGCCTCGTTCACGCCGGCGAATACCATCTCGAACGTCTGCGCGCCAGTGGTCAGCGCCTCGATGGTGGCCTTGTTGTTGACGGCGTCTTCGGTGACGGTGCCGAAAAGAACCATCGCCAGGTTTTCCGGGCTCAGGTCATGCAGCGTAGCCGTGAACTCGACCGACTCAATGCGGTTCACCTGGGCATAGGTGCCGCCGCCTGCCGTCCGGTAGTTCGGCAGCTTGATGATGTTTTCGTTGACGTTGAAGCTGAGCGCGGACACGTTGCCCACGTCGACGGCGGCGCCGCCAGCCTCCGGCGTCAGGCTGACAATGCCCTTGCCCATGTATGCGTAATTGGCCATGCGAGTTTTCTCCAGGCGAAAAAAAACCCGCTCGATGGCGGGTGTGGTAGTGAGGTCGGCGCTATGGCCGGATGATCAGTGAGAGCTGGATCGGCACCATGACACTGGCGGATCGCTCGCCATTGCCAGGCGGAAAGTGCTCGGCCGTGGACAGTGAGACGGCAGTGGTACCCCTCGGCATCCACTCAATCGGCGGCCCCTTTGGCGTGATCAGGCAGCGAATCAGGTCCAGTTCGATGTCCTCCAGCGCGTCGTCGTAGTCGTCCAGACCGGCATCGACGGCACCGATGACATAGAAGCCTGGAGACAACTGGATAGCGCCAGGACCTTCGACTGGATCGCCGCCCTTCGCCTTCTGCAGGCAGATCAGCGGAAATGTCGCTGACTCTGACTTAAGAATCTCGCCGAACCATCCAGTGACCACGTTCTGCCCCGCATTCGTCCGGTAGCCATTGGCAACCGTGATCGTCTGCAGCCTGGCCACAAGAGCCAGACGCGCTTCGGTGAGAATGTTCATCGGGACTCCATGCAGGCCGCGGTGACGAAGTGGCCATCGTCAGAGATGATCTCTTCGACGACGTAGCGGCAGCGCTCGAAGATGAAGATGCCGCCACGCTGGACGCCATCGAGTTCAGCCTTGCGCCAGCTGAAGCCTGTGCTATCGGAGCGGAACAGCCCATCAGGGCCGTTCTGCACCAAGTTGCGCTCGATCATTACCGTGACGTTGCGCGGCTGCTGACCAGGGCCGCGGTATTCCGCGACCCCGTCATTCAGCTTGGCCAGCACGCTCCGGTCCATCCGGTCGCGCATCGCTGCCCAGCTCATGGCCTTACGCCGTTACTGGATGGCCCATCGAGCCATTCAGGCGCACAACGCCAGTGCCGGACGGGTTGGCAGCCGCCTTCACGGCAACGCCGATCAGGTAGTTGCCGGTTCCGGCCACGTTGGTGGCAAGGCCGCTGGCAGCGATCATGTAGACCGGCTGGCCGACTTCCCACGCCTGGGCGCTGGTCTTGGCAACCTCGAAGACGCCGGAGGTCTTGATCTCTACTTCGTCGCCAATGGCAGCATCGGTCGCGGCGACACCGACCAGACTGTTCGCGCGAACCAGCTGGCCGGAGGTGATGGCGGCGGCGGCCACGAGGGTGATCATGTCGCCGTGTTGAATGAAGTTCTTCATCGTTCCCTCCTCGGGATACAGAAAACAGAGAGGGCGCCGCAATGGGCGCCCTTGTCAGGTCACGGCGGGTTAGGCGCCAGCGTTCTTGTAAACGCCGCGGTAGTCGATCCAGGCAGCACCGAAGACCAGGCGAGCCTTGATCTCCATGCCATCCACCTCGAAGCCCTCGCGGGTTTCGGTGAACACGCCCTGCTCCCCTTCCAGGTAGGCATATTCGAAGGTGTCGACCAGGCCAGGCGCGGCGAACAGATACCACTGATTGCCAGTGATACGGGCGTCAACGATGACCTGCAGCGAAGCGTTGCGGCTGTCGTTGATGTCGGCGTTCTTGGCCGGCACATAGTTGGAGCTGGTGAACTGGTAGGCTTCCAGCTCCTTGTCCGGGCCGACGACCAGGTATTCCGGGCCGAGGTTCAGGTAGTGACCAGCCTTGGACTTCTGCTTGCGCATTGCGGCGCGGGCAGCGGCCAGGGTAGTGGTGTTGATCGCGCCGCCGCTGGCAGCCACGTTGCCGTGGGTGCTGTCGAACACCGGATTGCCGTCGATGAAGTCCGGGTTGCCGAGCAGCAGGTTCCAGACAGTGTCCGACTCGGTCTGCGCAGCAGCAGCGCCGAGGGCCTGCGGAATGCGGGTCATGGCCGACAGGTCGTCGTTGACGATCGCTTCCCAGGTGATGGCAATGATCTTACCGAACTTGCCGACCTTCAGTGGGGCGCCTTCTTCCGACAGGGTGCCGTACTTGTACTCGCCGTGCTCGTTGACCTTCTCCAGCGCGGCGATGTCGCCCAGCGCCACGCGGCTGACTTCGCGGAAGTCGGACACGGTGGTCTGACGGCCCAGCGGGCGCCAGGTCTGCGGAGCCAGTGCGTAGGCATCGCGCAGGGTGCGATTGACGGTCGAGCCCAGCAGGATCGGGAAGTCGCTGGTGGTGTGCATGCCAGCGGCACGGACAGCGGAGCGGTCGCAGCCCAGGGCGGCGCGGGCGATCTCCTGCGGAGTCATGCCGCGGGCGTTACCGCCAGCCATTTCGACGGACTCGCGAGCCATGTCGATCAGGCGCATGCCGCGGAACTCGCGGGCGTTTTCTTCCAGCTGGACGCTCGGGTTGCAGCGAGCGAGCAGAGCGTTCTGCATGGCGCCACGCTTGGCAGCGACTACGGAAGCATCGACGCCGGAGGTGACAACGGTCGGCTGAGCGCTGCGGGTGTTTGGCTGGTCGGAAGCCTGGCGCTCGGCAAGCTTGTCGATCATGGCTGCGCTGGCTTCGTTGGAGCCGATGCCGCGGGCAATCAGATCGTCGGCGAACTCATCGGCAATGCCGACCTTCTTGGCCATGCTGCGGATGTTGAGGCAGCGCTTGCGCTCTGCTTCGATTGCGGCCTGGCTTTGATCATCGGCCGCGCGGGATTCGTCGGTCATTTCGTTTTCCTCTTGGGTTTCAGTGGCCACGGCGGCCGGTTGCTCGGGGGCCTGTTCGGCTTCCCGGATTTCGAATTGCGTGTTGAAGCGCTGGCCGGAGTATTCGGCCGGGGTCTTGGCGCTACGGATCTTGGCTCCGTCGTCGAAGCCGATCGGCACCAGCGACAACTCCATCGGCTCCCAATCGCGAGCGATGTAGGTCGGCAGCTTGTCGTCTTCTTCCTCAGCGACCTCGTAGCGGTGAACCGCGTAGCCGACCGAGATGTTGCGCAAGATGCCGTCCTTCACGTCGCGAAAGATGGCCTCGGCCTCCTCCCGCTGGCTGAAGCGGACAATCGCCTTGCCTTCGTTGCCTTCAATCCATGCCCGCTCGACCACGCCGATCACGTCGTCAAGGTCATAGGCGCTGTGCGCGTTGAGCAGAGGCGCTCCGTTGTTCAGTCGTTCCAGCCGCACGGCCTTCTCGCTGACTTCCAGCTCCTCCATGTAACTGCCGACATCCCAGGACCAGCGGCGCCCTTTAGCGCCAGTTGTCCAGGTCAACTCGGCGGTGCGTTGCTCGATGTCCACTGAGCCAGGCCGCACGGCAGCGCGCAGGCTGAGCATCGGCGTCTCAAGCGTCTTGATCGTCGCTTCCGTCATCGTTGGTGCTCTCGGTTAGGGTGGATGGCTCGGCGTTCTGCTGCCCAGCCCCGGAGACCTTGCGGGCGTCGTAGTCGAACACCAGCCCGGCCTTGTCGACCTTGTCGAAGTGGATTGCGAAGCGGTCGAGGACTTCGTCCGGGTCCGTGTAGCCCATCTCGCGCAGGGCGTCGTCTGGCAACAGCAGCCCCAACCTCATCTTGTCCTTGATGACCGAAAGCTCGGTGCTCGGGTCGACCATGTCGCGGCGTGGCGGCACCCATTCGGCGCCGGCCTCCTCGAGTACGCCACCAGGGATCAGCGTCTGCGCCTCCATGAACCAGGACCAGACCTGCTCGCACATCTGCGGGATGATCATTCGCCACTGCCACACGTCGACGCGGCGCGCGAAGTGCAGCCAGCCCATGCGGCCGCTGGAGAAGTTCACACCCTTGAGGTCGGCTGTCAGCAGCTCGTAGGGAATGCCAAGACCGACCGACACTGCGTGCAGTGCCTGCCAGGCATAGGTGCTGTACCCGTTGAAGGTCGGCGGCGCGGCGAACTTTACGTCTTCGCCCATGGCCAACTGCTGAATCAGGCCGGGCTCCATGCGGTCAACTAGGGGTGGCGCCTTGGCCCCGCCCCCCATATCGCCCTGAGTGACAAACGCAGCGAAGCAGGCGGCAATCTTGGCCTGCTCCATTACTGCGTCTTCCATCTCGTCGAAGTGACGCAGACGCTGCATGACCGGAGCGAGCCAGGTATACCCGCGGGCCTGCCCAGGGCGACGAGGCATGAATACGTGGATCACGTCTTCTGCCGGAACCCGCTTTGACTGAGTCGATACCAGGCCAGTGGATGCGCCGGGATGCTCTTCGAACAGCCAGTACGCCACGCGCCGCCCCAGCGCATCGAACTCGATGCCCTGAATGATCTGGTTACCACCGTTGCGGGCGCTCTTGGCGTCGTCGAGGAAGTCCGGCTCGATTACCTGCAGCTGCATCGGGACAGGCAGGCCGTCCGAACTGAAGCGGCGGCGCCGGCGGATCAGGCACTCGCCGGCCTCGGCCACCGTTTCCATGACCTTATGCTGCAGGCCGTAGAAGTTCTCGATGCCGTCGGCGTCGCAGGCCGTGGTTTCGCCCCACGCTGCCCAGGTCGCGGATAGATTCTTGTTCGATCGCGCGCTTTTGGCCTTTGGCCGCGGGACGATACCGGCGCCGATCACGTTGTCAGCGATGCCGGTGATTGCCCGCTCGGCGTAAGGGTTGTTCCGGCGCATGTCGCGCGCACGATTGCGGAGCACCGTCAGGGCTGGCCCGTTCTCGGCGTTCGCGTCTGTGCCAGCTGCGCGCCATCCATCGTTGCGCCGCCCGCCTGCCGCACCCTCGAACCGACGGGCGAGCATCTGCGTCACCATCTCGGCCTTGGCTTTCTTCAGGCGCGACTCTGCGCGTTTCGCGGCCATGCCGGGAAACAGGGTGTCGATCACGCCCATATCAATAGCCCTTGGAGAAGGAGGTGTAGGTGCGCCCTCGCGGGCTGTTGTCGGGAAGCGGTTCGAGGTCTGTCTCCATCAGCCGTAGCGTTCGGATCATCTCGTCGAGCGACCTGTAGGTGACGCTGCGGTCTGCATAGCGAACCATCAGCTCGCCGCCTGCGATGGCCGCTTTCAGCGTGTCGTATTGCTCGCGCGTGAATGCCATCACTATCTCCAGTAGGAGGACTGCACCCGCGGGCGCTCGTCGTTTGATTGAGTTTCAGGCGACGCCGGGTCGATAGCGTCGAGGTTCAGGCCGAAGCGCTGCTGGCTGATGCGCAGAGCGGCCAGGGCATACACCAGGCAATCCAGCGCCTCGTTGCGCTTGCCGTTGGCTTCCCAGCGATAAACGCGCTGACCGCCTGTGATCTTCAGGCGCTTGGTTTCTGCCGTGAGCTGCTTCAGCTCCGACTCGTCGCAGATATCGTCATTGGCCGGGAAGTGAATCGCGCCGGGCTGCATGTCGCCCGCCTGGCTGCGCGCCGTGTCGATCGGCAAGCGCAATCGGCTGTAGATCAGCTCCTTGGCGTTGTCGGTGCCGACTTCGGTCAGGTAGACGCCCGCCTTGGTCCGCGTGCGCGGCATGTTGGCGATCGGCTTGCCGTAAGTGTTGGCGCCTCGGATCGGGATGACCCATGTCACGCCGTGCTTGCGGCTTTCGGCATACACCTCATCGGTGTAGTGGCCGCCGGAGTCCCAGCACCAACGATCAACCTTCATCGGAAGCCCGTCGGGCCGAATGAATTGCCGGTGAATTTCGACCCCGACCTTGCGGCGCAGCTCTTCGCTGGCTGGGTCGCCGTGCAGGATGAAGCGATGAACCAACCACTTCTCCTCGCCGGCGCCGAACGCCCAAACTCGACCCTCGTAGCGGTCGTCCTGGGTATCGATGCCGCCCATCAGCGCCACAGCGCGCGCCGGGATCTGCGGGTATACCTCGCGGCGACCGTAAAGCGTCTCCCACTCGACCTTGTCGCCCTCGTCTTCGTCGAAGGTTTCGCCGAGCGTGGTGTTGATGAAGGTCTTCAGCTTGTTGCGGTCGTCCTTGGCCTTGTAGAAGTCCAGAACGATGCGCCCCCATGTCGTGAACGGGCTGTATGCCGTCCAGATGTGGAAGGTGACCGAGTCAGGCGTCGGGATGACCTCGCCGTCGGCGCTGAAATAGTCCAGGCCGTCGCGTGTCCAGATGCCGGTTTTCTCGCAGACCCAGCGCCCCTTGGCATGCTGCTCCTGCATTTCGTGCTGCTGGACCATGCAGGCGTTGTGCTCGCAGACGTACCAGGCGCTGCCCGGGCTATCTGCGTCCCACTTGATGCCGAACGCGCAGTCTTTGCCGCCCCACTTCATGAACTGCTCAGCCTGGCAGTGCGGGCATGGCACATGCAGCCGGAACAGGTGGGGCGATTCGCTCGCTGCCGCCTCGATCTGGCAGGTGCCTTTAATCTTCGGGGTGCTGCCTCTGATCGACTTAGGGAAGGTCGAGCCTTCAATCCGCTTGTCGCCAAGGAATGTCGGGCTGCCTTCCTTCTCGACGTCCGGCTCGAATGCGGCCAGTTCGTCATAGATGATGGTGTCGACCGACTTCTCGCGGTAGTTCTTCGCCGCGGCTCCGCCAAGGCACCAGAGCTGCTTGCTGTGGCTGAATCGCTTGGTGTCCAGCGTGTTGTCGCGGTGCTTCTTGCCGTACCAGGGCGCGAGCGCGTAGATGCTCGGCACGTCGCGGATCATCGTCTCGACGTGGGCCTTCATGAACCCGGCAGCGGCGCCGTCGGTAGGCAGCAGCAACAGGATGTTCCGGCGCTTGTGCTCGATCTGGTAGGCCGACGCAGCGAGCAGCATCTTCGAGTAGCCGACGCGGGCCGATTTGATCACGTTGACGGTGCGGATCTCGTCGTTGCCCATCGCGTTCAAGATGGCGACCTGAAACGGCAGCGTCTCCCAGCGGCCTTCCTGATAGGACGACTCGCTGGACAGGTAGAAATTCTCATCCGCCCATTCGACGGGCGTCTGGGGAGGCTGACGATACAACGACAGCAGGCCGGCGCTAATCTCAGCCGATATTGCTTTGGTCAATGCTGTTGAGAAAATCATCGATCCAGTCCGGCACCTTTTCGCCTAAGCGGGCACATTCGTTTCGAGTCTTAACCGCCTCCCGCGCAATGATGTCCAGCACCCGAGGCGGTACGTCCGGAACGCGGCGGCGGATATTCATAAGCAGCGTGTCAAACGACGTTGCGATAGGTGCCGAGACCTTGGCGAACAGGAACGATACGAACTCAACAGGAACAAGCCTGCGCCGCATGACCTCGTTTTTTAACTCTTGGCTGTCTGCTTGGGCAGTGGTGTGCCGCAGTCGCTCTTGAAGCAGCTTTTGCTCCGCCAGCGGGTCAATCTCGTTGGGGTCAGGTTGTTGTTTCTGCGCCTGG